TAAACTAAGTTGCTTGAAAATGCTAAAATTTACAAATTCAACAACGATGGTTCTAGGAGACAGTTCACCCCGTTTCCTAATGCCGAGTAATCATGGTGCCAGCTTTGTTGAGGTTATGCTGGCCAGGTTACCCGAGGAGAGGTACCCGAAACTGACCTATGGAGTGGTAGTTGTCGGAAGGGTCGTGGTCCGCTTACATCTTGCTCTAAGCAAGGCGGTCGCGTGGTGCTATTATAAGTCTCGCTGTTGGTTCATGTGGATCACCGGTGGCTATGATATGCGCTACGTTAGCCGTCTTGCTGAAGACAATTTAATACGGTCATGCGACTATCGCCGTGTGTTCGAACACCCTTTGAAGACCATAGCGACGATTCCTATGGCGAAGAACCATACGCATCCAGCCAGCGCTACATTGCGATCCAGTGTTAATGAAGCTTTTAAACGTCTAGCTTTAAACGCAGGATTTATTCCATACTCAGTGAGCGCTGCTAATTCAGACTGCAATGAAGGCAGCCGATATTTCTACGATGTCAAATCATTCGGCATCCCCTATCGTAATGACGTGATCACAGACAAACACTGCTTGATATTCACAGATGTGGACTACTACCCAGAAATGGATAAGTATCTACAAATGGGAGTACCAATGCTGATTTACACCTTTTGTCCGTTGAAAGTCGCGCAGACGGTAGGAAACGACCCCGAGCATAACGAACAGTCGTGGTGCATCAAAGACGATGTGGTGACTTACCATGTCGCCGGCGGTGCATCATATTCTCACGAAGTGTGGGACTACTCGGGGGACACAATATCGACAGTGACGAAGGAAGGTAATTTGATCAATTATCATGTTGTGATGCATGACTTGGTTGATGACCCTCACCGACGCATTGTGATGCTACTACCATCAACGGTGGTATTATGGCCATACTGGACGTATTTGGACAAACATCTAATTCCAAGAATTCAAAGGAAGAAGTTTACACATGAGGATTTTAACATCCTGTTCGATCCGGTTAAGGACACAATATCTGCCTCCGCTAATGGCTCCTACCATAGCGTCGAGCTGTCCAGCCGCTTATACACAGCGATACAACAACGGCTTACCAACAAGTCATCCCCCCCCGTTGTTGCCGATATAGAGAGGATGCTCGCAGCCGCTAAGTTCGAAGACCCTGCCACAGGAGCTGCATTATTGTTTGAGGCCGTGAAATCCGTCAAGGAATTCCGCCCCTACATTACAGCAACACACGGTTTGGCGACTACTTATCATCCAGTCGCTCCAATTGTAACCGAGGATGTCGTATGCCCGGGACAGCCAATCTGCTCCCCGCTGACCTCTTCCCCAGCATTATTTGCAGCTAAAGGCGTAAATGCCGATACTGCATGCATCGAAGGGCGCGTAAATGCGCCGCGAAACCTGGTTACACCCGTTAAAGATTTCAAACGTTTCCAAAACGAATTTATCTCTTTCATGGTTCCCACAAACCGTTGTTCTACCATAGTTCCGTGGACTATAAGTGAGGTGTTGGAAAAGCAGAAAAGACCAACACAAAGGATGCGATATGAGCAAGAAGCTGTCACGATGGGAGTTAACAGCGCAAACCATTTACGAGCTTTCATTAAAACCGAAACATACGCTGGAGCTAAGGCTCCGCGGAACATAACAACATGTTCTGCTTCACTGACCACAATGTTCTCATGCTATACATATTCCTTTAAGGATTCATTCTTGAAGACCACACCATGGTATGCTCCGTGTAAGACGCCGATCGAGATCGCTCAACGAATTTCGAAAATTGTCGAGCACCGGGGCGCAGTCATGGCTGACTTCGAGAATATGGACGGTTCGGTATCTCAGTTCTTACAGGATACCGTCCTCGCCATTTATTGTAGAGCTTTCATCCCAATGCATCGGGGTGAGTTGACTAATTGGTACAGGAAAATGCTTATGACACGGGCCACCACATCGACAGGAATGAAGTACGATGCTGGTGTTGGAACTCGCTCTGGTTCGCCCCCAACGACAGATGGAAATACGATGATAGACGCGTTTGTGTGCTATTGTGCGTTACGCCAAATGATGATGACTCCAAAAGATGCCTGGGCGGTCCTCAATGACCAAACCATATTTGCAGGCGATGATAGTGTTATGCCGTCCATACCTGGACTGGAAATAGCGTTCGCGTCAGCGACGGAAGCACTCGGAATGAAAGCGAAAATGTCTACCTCTTTACCTGGCCAAGCTGTCGGGTTTTGTGGCCGAATTTTCGTGAATCCCGGTGTTACGTTGGACAGTTTCCAAGACCCCGAACGAACACTCATCAAGATTCACCTTTCAGGTAATAAACAAGTTTCACCCGTGCAGGCTGCTTATAACAAAGCCCGCGGATATCTAGCGACCGATGCCAAAACACCATTGATCGGTAACTGGGCGCGCAAGATCTTAGATTTGTGCGCCGGAACGGAACTTAAAGATGCCTTAGGTGAAGAACTGTATAAAATGGACCATCCATGGCCGCAGGAAAATGCCGAAATGATTCGAGAAACTTTTTGTAGTTTCTTCGACTGGACTGAAGCTGAGTTGATTTTAAAAGAAGCAATGATCGACGCAGTTACAGCTCTGGATAAATTTCCCGTTATATTGGAGAACACACTGACTCATAAAATCGAGGCAGTTGTGGGAGATTCCGTGGTCGGCCCCGGGCAATCATCAACAGTTTTAATCAATCAAGATAATGGCAGACGAACAACCCAAGATCGACGTATCCCAAAAGTTGAGAGACCTGGAAGAGTCCTACAACATTTGGACGAATACAGTCGGACGCACCATCCGAAAAATCGCGGCGGATTTAACAACCAAGGCGGAAGGTTTCAAGGTCAAAGGCATCGTGATGAGCCCTCGACCTCGTCGGGAAATCGAGGATATGGTAATCGCAATTACCGCGCTAATAACAGCGCGAGACCTTTCATTCATGAATATTTTGCGGAACCAGCCACGGTTACCGATGGATCCTCAAGATCCTCCGAATCCAACCACGCCCGAAGAAACAACTGAATCCGATGAGATCGTTTCCACAGAGTTATGAATAATCTCTAATTAAAATTCAC